CGAAGAAGAATTACTAGAAGGATTATTAACAGAGATGATGAATATGGATGATAAGACTACTAAAAAATTAAATGAGTTAATGGAAGATGCTCCTGCTAATGCTACTGGTGCAGCAGTTGCTGGAACTGGTGATGATCCAGTCCACTGGAAACTTGATGCTCGTAAGAAACAAGTTAAAGAGTTTATTAGAAGATACATGGAGTCATCTGCTAAACGCAAAAAGATTAAAGAAAAGAAAGACTTTCTTAAACAACTAGGATTGTAACATGCGTAGGTATCTGGACGACGAAGGAATAAACATTGCCAGAGGTTTAGTTAATAAAACCACTGCCGTCCATAAGTTTGGTTCTACTCCTGCTATGAGTATCAATACTGAAGGAAGTGTCTGGGATATCAACGACTCATATTATAATTGGACTGCTTTAGATACAGCAAACAACCTTTCTATTGTGTGTTCAAACGCAGGTGATGCTGGTGCTGGACATAGTTTAGTTATTGAAGGATTAGACGCAAATAAAGATTTACAAACTGAAACGGTATCTTTATCTGCTCAAACTGGTATATCTACCACTAATACATTTAAAAGAGTAAATAGAGCATACTTCATAGATGGTTCTGATCAAACTAATGTTGGTAAGATTACTATTCTAAATGGTGCTAATGCACCAGTCGCAAGAATAAATGTTAATGAGGGACAAACTCTTATGGCAGTTTATTCGGTTCCTAACGAACATACTGCTTACATTAAAAAAGGAAAAATGTCTATTCAGTCTGGTGGTGATGCCACTGGCAGAATGATGATAAGATATGATGGTCAAGAAAACTTTCGTATAGCACATATATTTGAAGTAGCAGGTGCTGGTGGTGCATATGAATATGAATTTGCTACACCTTTCGCAATTGCTGCTAATTCTGATATAGATGTAAGAGCACAAGTCCGTTCTAATAATTCCCGTGTAACCGCAGCATTTGATTTGATTCTAATCGACAATAGGAATCCATAATGTCCAGAAAAATAGACCACGACGAGTTTCATGACTTATTCAATCTAATCGAGGAGAGACGATTAGAAACAGACGAAAAGATAATGGTTCTTCATAAAAGAATCACAGAGGGGAACGAGAAACTTCAAAAAGATATTTCTGAACTTAGAAAGGCAGTAGAAAAACACACTGGTCATGAAGAAGAGTGTTTACATCGTATAGAAGGAAGACTTGTTGGTTTAGAGAAAGCAAAGTGGGTTATTATCGGTGGTGGTGTTGCCGTTGCTTGGTTAATCATCAATTTAGAAGCAGTTAGATCCTTCTTCTCATAACTTTACTTTTCGTATAAAATACTATATAATAGTGCTATGCACTTTGATTATGTAGATACGAAATACTTAAACCTTTTATCCTCTCAACTAGAGCAATTCAAGAATAAAGGAAACAACCTTTGGAACTTTAGATGTCCATATTGCGGAGACTCACAGACTTCTAAAACTAAAGCAAGGGGATATGTCTTTCAAAAGGAAGGAAGTTTTATCTACAAGTGTCATAACTGTGGAGAGGGAGCATCCTTACCTAATCTAATCAAGTATGTCAATCCTAATCTACACAAAGAATATGTGCTAGAAAAATTTAAAGGTGGCAAACAAGCAAACACTGGTGTCACTGATACTAAACTTAAATTCAAACCTAAACCAAAATATGAAAAGGGTGCGTTAAGTAATCTGAAAAAGATATCACAACTCTCACCTAATCATCCAGCAAAGAAATGGGTAGAAAAAAGACAAATCCCAAATAACAAACATTATAAATTATATTATGCTCCTAAATTTTATGAGTTCGCCAGTGAGTTTAAAAAGTTTAACACTGGTAATGATGAACCAAGATTAATCATTCCTTTCGTGGATATTAACGGTGAACTGATAGCATTTCAAGGCAGAGCATTTGGTAAGTCAGATCTAAGATATATAACTATAAAGGTAGATGAAGACGCACCAAAGATATTTGGATTAGATACAATTGACCGTGAGAAAACCGTTCATATTGTTGAGGGTCCATTAGACAGTTTGTTCCTTGAGAACGCATGTGCGATGGCAGGATCGGGAATAAGCAACGAAAGTTTGCTAAAACTTGGGACTGAAGATTATGTATTTGTCTTCGACAACGAACCTCGTAGCAAAGAAATTGTGGGTCTGATAGAGAAGCGAATAAATGCTGGACATAGAGTTGTAATTTGGCCAGACTCTATCAAACAAAAGGATATAAATGATATGGTTTTGGCTGGAAAAAGTCCAGTTGAAATTCAAAAAATTATAAATGATAATACTGTGTTTGGGTTGAGTGCCCAGACTAGACTTAGCGAATGGAGAAAAACTTAATGGACACCTATCTAGGAATAAAGATTGATTTAAAGAAAGACAGAAAACTAACCTCCCAAGCAAGAAAACTCCTCAAAGATTATTACTGTAAGAAAGACGAAAAATCCCCTCAACATGCCTTTGCTCGTGCAGCAGTAGCATATTGTGATGGCGATAAGAAATTTGCTCAACGCATTTACGATGCCGTCAGTAATAATTGGTTTATGTTTTCTTCACCTATTTTATCCAACGCACCAATGCCAGGAGAGAAACCTAAAGCACTTCCGATTAGTTGTTTCCTAGCATATGTGCCTGACACACTTGAAGGACTAATTGATCATACTTCTGAACTCAGATGGTTATCCGTTAAAGGTGGTGGTGTTGGCGGACACTGGTCAGATGTAAGAGCAGTATCTGATAAAGCACCTGGACCAATTCCTTTTATGCATACAGTTGATGCTGATATGACTGCTTATCGTCAAGGCAAAACTCGTAAAGGATCTTATGCTGCATACATGGATATTTCGCATCCAGACATTATTGAGTTTATTAATATGCGTATTCCTACAGGTGATGTGAATCGTAAGAATCTAAATCTACATCACGCAGTAAACCTTTCTGACGAATTTATGAAAGCAGTGAGAGATGGTAAAGAATGGGAACTAAAGGATCCTGATGATGATACAGTAAGGGATAGTATGCCTGCTCGTAAACTGTGGGAACAAGTATTAGAAACTCGTTACAGAACTGGCGAACCTTATCTTAACTTTATTGACACTGCTAACCGTGCACTTCCTCAACCACAAAAGGATTTAGGTTTAAAGATACATGGTAGTAATCTATGTAATGAGATTCACCTAGCAACTAACGAAGATAGAACTGCTGTATGTTGTTTGTCTTCACTGAATATTGAAAAGTTTGATGAATGGTGTGATACTAATTTAGTTGGCGATCTTACTCGTTTCTTAGATAATGTATTACAAGGTTTTATTGACAACGCACCTGACAGCATTTCTCGTGCTAGATTTTCAGCAGAAAGAGAAAGAAGTTTAGGACTTGGTGCTATGGGTTTTCATTCTTACCTACAACAACATAACATTGCGTGGGAAAGTGAAAAAGCATTAGAAATCAATAGACTTATCTTTAGTGACATTCAAGAAAAGGCAATTGCTGAAAGTTATTTAATTGCTAAGGATAAAGGTGAAGCACCTGATATGAAAGGCACTGGTCGTAGAAATGCACACCTAATTGCTATCGCACCGAATGCTAATAGTTCTTTAATCGCAGGAACTGCTCCAAGTATTGAACCATGGAAAGCAAATGCGTTTACCTCAAGAACTCGTGTAGGTTCTCATCTAACACAAAACAAATATCTAAAGAAAGTATTAAAGAAACTTGGTAAAGACGATGACGAAACTTGGTCAAGTATTATTACCAACGGTGGGAGTGTTCAGCATCTAGCATTCCTAGATGACCACACTAAAGCAGTATTTAAAACTGCTATTGAGATTGATCAGCATTGGGTTGTTTTACATGGTGGTGTAAGGCAAGAATATATATGTCAAGGTCAATCCCTTAATCTATTCTTCCCTGCAGGTGCAACGAAAGCATATCTTCATAATGTCCATTTCGATGCTTGGAAGTTCGGTTGTAAAGGGTTATATTATTTAAGAACTGAAACAAGTAATCGTGCTGAAAATGTAGCACAAAAAATCGAAAGGGAAAGGTTGAAAGACCACGATGAATTAGAAGATGAATGCACTGCATGTCACGCATAAGGGAGTATAAATGGAAGTAGTAATATGGTCAAGGGATGATTGTCCCTACTGCACAAAAGCAAAAGAATGGTTTCAAACACAAGGTATAGAATATACTGAAAATAAATTATACACTGAAGAACAACGACTGGCATTCTTTCAGAAGTTTCCAGGAGTTAGAACCGTTCCTCAAATTATTATTGATGGTAAACGCATAGGTGGTTATGATGACTTAATGGAAATTAGACATACACTTAAAAAACAAATGGGTGTGGGTTTAATGGAGTTTAGTGAAACCTATAAACCTTTTCATTATCCTTGGGCAGTTGACTTAACTACAAGACATGAGAAGATTCACTGGATTGAAGACGAAGTAGATTTATCTGAAGATGTTACTGACTGGAAGAATGATAAACTTACTCGTTCAGAAAAAGACTTCATTACGAATATCCTTAGACTGTTTACACAATCAGATGTAGCAGTTGGTAAAAACTATTATGACAATTTTATTCCTAAGTTCAAGAATAATGAAGTAAGAAATATGCTTGGTAGTTTTGCTGCTCGTGAGGGAGTGCATCAAAGAGCATACGCATTACTTAACGAAACACTTGGTTTACCACCTGAAGAATATCACGCATTCCTAGAATATGCTGAGATGAATGACAAGGTTGAGTTTATGATGGAGAACGATCCAACTACTCAAAGAGGTTTAGGTTTATCCCTTGCTAAGTCAGTGTTCAACGAGGGTGTTGCTTTGTTTGCATCATTCGTTATGTTGTTGAACTTCCAAAGATTCGGTAAGATGAAAGGTATGGGTAAAGTTGTAGAGTGGTCAATTAGAGATGAGTCTATGCATGTTGAAGGCAACTCTAAACTATTCAAAGCATACTGTGCTGAGCATCCTCGTATCGTGGATGATGAGTTTAAAAAAGACATATATACAATGAGTAAGAAAGCAGTTAGACTTGAAGATAAGTTTGTAGACTTGGCATATGAGGCAGGTTATATCAAAGGTTTAAAGGCAGAAGAAGTAAAAGAATATATTAGATACATTACTGATAGAAGATTGTTACAGTTGGGATTGAAACCAAACTTCAAAGTAAAGGATAATCCACTTCCATGGTTAGAGTGGGTATTGAACGGTGCTGATCATACGAACTTCTTTGAGAACAGAGTAACAGAATATGAGGTGGCAGGTTTAGTAGGAACTTGGGCAGAAGCATACGAGGAGCAATAAATGGCAGAGGTTGTGATTGAGATGAGTTGCGGTAATTGTGGCAACGACTATATATTAGAGTATGATAATGAAATGCATGAAGAGTTTAATACTCCAACTGTCTGTCCGTTTTGTGAATATCCAGTTGACGAAATAGATGATAGTGATATGTATGAAGAATATGATGAGTTTGCAGGGATAGAAAATTTTGGCGAAAAAGATTGAATACACTAACAAGTGGCAGTTTAACGGAAAGGATTTTGACACTGACGATATAGGAAACAAAGAGGGTTTCGTATATGTTATTGAGTGTCCTGATGGTAAATTATACATTGGTAAAAAGTTCTTCTGGTCAATAAGAAAAAAGAAAGGTTTCCTCCGCAGGAAGAAGCAAGAATCCGATTGGAAGAACTATTATGGTTCATCTGAGACTCTTAAGGAACTTGTAAAACTCCATGGCAAGGATTCGTTCAAACGGATTATTCTAAGTTTGCATAAGACTAAAGGTGATTGTAATTATGAAGAAGTGCGTCAGCAATTTAAACAAGATGTGCTTGAGTCAGATAAATTTTTAAACGATAATATAAACGGTAAGTGGCACCGTAAACCACAACATATTATAGATGATAGAGTGATAAATGAAGAATATGAATTCTGATAATTTATGTAATAAAATTTTATCTAATTATGATGAGATAAAAACAGAAATATTGAATTATATTAAAACCGATAAATTACATAGACATCCAGAAAAAATAGTAGATGATAATAAACAGTTATTTGAGAACGGAAAATGGGATGGTGTTCCCTTTTCAAAAATGGATCCGCAATATCACCCAGAAGAAATAATTAACAAATATCTTTTTATTGTGAAAGAAAGATGCCCAATAACATTTTCCATTTTTGAAAAGTATAAAGATATACTTGCTAATGCTTCTCTTAATATATTATCACCAGGAATAATAGTTAATCCTCATACAGAAGCATCTGATAAATACATGAGATTTCAAATAGGGATTAGTGTAGATCCTAATTGTTTTTTGGAAATGAATGGAAGAGAATATATTTGGGAAACAAATAAATTTTTATCTTTCAGAGATACACAATTACACAGTGCAAAGCATGAAGGAACAAGAGATTTAGTGATGCTTTCTTTTGATGTAGATTTGACATTTGTCAATAATTAGGATATAATATAGTGATGAAGATTAGAGAATTTGAAAGTGTGAAGAAATTTAAGTTTCTTCCAGGAGATCCAGATACAAACGCAGTAAGACTTAGAGAACTAGAGTGGTTATCACCTATGATTCGCAACGACTCTTATTGTATGGAATTTGGTGTATTTAGTGGCACAACAATTAACGCAGTTGCGAAAGCAAGACCAGATTTAAAAATTTATGGGTTTGACTCATTTGAGGGATTGCCTTCAGATTGGGACATGGGTCAGAAGAATGTAAAGAAAGAAGCATTTGATAGAAAAGGAGTTTATCCAGATGTTGAAAACAATGTT